TATTCAAATAGCGTTATTGCAACGTTAGTTACAGCAAATGTCACTGGTATTCTAACAGGTAACGTTTCTGCTTCTGTTGTTAATGCGTCAGCTAACGTTGCTGTAGGTTATGTTGGTTCAGTCAGTGGTGTTGCGGTTAATACTAGCGTAATTACTGTTGGCAATAGTTCGGTAAAGACCACAATCAACTCAACAGCATTCAGCGGAATTTCTGCTAATGCTTCTGCTCTTAACGGATATACTTTTGCTACACCTTCTCCAATCGGTTCTGGTACAGCAAATACAGGTAACTTCTCCACATTAACTATTGCAGGTTCTGCTGTAGCTACTGAGTCTTATGTGGCCAGTACAATTCCTACAGTTACAGCTAATAATGCTACCTATCTTGGTGGAGTAATAGCTGCTGGTTATGTTCAGAATACAGAATCAAGAACTCTATCAGGCAATTTAACCTTCTCCGGTGCAGTTACTTCGTTTACCGGTGCTAACGTAACTCTTAGTAGCACAACAAAAATTATTGCCAACTCTGCCTTTGGTACAACTGGCCAAGTTTTATCCAGTAATGGTACTGGCGTTTATTGGTCATCTGCTGTAGGTCCAACTGGATATACAGGTTCAGTTGGCGCAACAGGTGCTACAGGTCCAACTGGTCCTACTGGCCCAACAGGATACACAGGTTCAGCTAGTACAGTTGCTGGGCCAACAGGTCCAACTGGGCCAAGTGGTTCTAATGGCACTAATGGCGGCATTGGTTATACAGGTTCAACAGGTCCAACAGGCGCACCTGGTCCTACTGGTCCAGCTGGTTCTGCAGGTGGCACTGGTCCGACTGGTCCCACGGGCAATCCTTTTGGTGGCGGCACCTTTACTGCTAACGTAGCTGTTACGGGCAGCATAACTGCTACTGGTGATATTACAGCATTCAGTTCAGATAAACGCTTAAAGGAAAATTATAATCAAATTACTGATGCTGTTAATAAAGTAATGAGCTTAAACGGTGTTACATATAACTGGAATGCTCTTGCTAATCAATTAGTAGGATACGACCAAACAACTAGAATTGTTGGTTTGATTGCTCAAGAACTAGAAGCTGTATTACCTGAAGCTGTTAAACTTGCTCCCTTTGATAGAGACGAAAATGGAAATAGTAAATCTGGTGAAAATTATAAAACAATTCAATACGAGAAAGTTGTTCCATTATTAGTTGAAGCTATCAAAGAATTAAAATTCGAAGTTGATGCGTTAAAGGGTAACTAGAAATGACTGTTAAAAGTAGTGGCTCTCTTGCCTTTAGCGAAATACAGACAGAGTTTACTGGATCAAATCCAATTTCTCTTTCGGAGTATTATGCTGGTGGGTCATATGTACCAGCTGGTAGTACTGGAATAAATGGAGCCATTCCGTCAAGTGGCACAATATCTGTATCAAAATTTTATGGTTCAACTCGATTTACACCTTTCTCTCAAGGACCATTTACTACTGCTGGTTCTTCCGGAAGCGTCACGATACCAGTTGGTGCATCTACTGTAACATTAACTATAGTTGGTGCTGGTGGTATCGGCGCAAGTCCTGCTAATTATCCTCAAATTGATTTTTATGCAGGTGGCGGCGGCGGTGGCGGCGGTGGTACTATTGTTTGGACAATTAGTGTTGCTGGTTATGCTGGAGAAACTATGTCATATTATGTTGGTGACGGTGGCTATGGACAAGTTGATGGCGCAGCAACAAAAAATTCTTATGTAACCTGGCAATCACTCAGTCCAACCGCTTTCGGTGGTCGCGATGGTACAGCTCCTCAGGGAAATTACGGAAACGAATCTCCAGGTGTCGGTGGCGCTGGCGGACAGACTGGCGGCAATGGATTGTTTAATCCTATTACACGAAATAATGGCTCAGATGGTGGTAATGGTGGATATTTCTCCGATGGTTTCGGTGGTCCTCCTAATGGTGGGGAATGGAATGGCAGTAGTGGTGCTGGTGGCTCAGGTTCTGTACGATTTGATTGGGCACTATAATAAATACATAGATAAGTTTTAAGGAACTCAAATGGCAGTACCATCATCAAGAGCAGATTTTAAGAAGTACTGCCTAAGAAGGCTAGGTGCTCCTGTCATCGACATCAACGTGGATGATGATCAGGTCGAAGATCGTATTGACGAAGCTCTAACATTCTTCTGGGATTACCACTTCGAGGGTGCTGATAAGCAGTATTATAAACATGCGGTAACTTCTACAGATATTACCAATCGGTATATTGCTCTACCAGCCAATATCATTGGTGCAGTAAACATTTTCCCAATCGGTCAGTCTCTCTCTACTAATAGCATTTTCAATATTCGTTATCAGATTAGCTTGAATGATCTTTATGATCTAACATCAACAACGATGGTCCCTTACTATCAGGCTATGCAGCATATTCAGTTCCTAGAGCAGCTACTAGTTGGTCTCCAGCCTATTCGGTTTAATCGTTATGATAATAAGCTTCATATTGATACCGCTTGGGATAACATTAATGTTGGTGATTACATTGTTGTAGAAGCTTATCAGATTGTAAATCCCACAACTTATGGTGCAGTATTCGGTGACCGTTGGTTGATTCGTTACACCTCTGCTTTAATCAAGCGTCAGTGGGGCGATAACATCACCAAGTATGATGGTGTTCCACTTCCTGGTGGTCTTAAGTTTAATGGCCAGAAAATTCGTGATGATGCTCAGAAAGAAGTAGAAGCATTAGAACAGGAAATGTATACGACTTGGAGTCTTCCCGTTGCCGACATGATCGGGTGAAATAATGGCAACTAATTTTTTCTTCAGAAACTCAGACTACTCTCCTGAACAAAATCTAGTGGACAGCTTGGTCCAAGAGATGATCAAGATTAATGGTACAGATGTTTATTATATTCTAAGAGATACTAATGGCATTGACTCTCTACTTGAGTCAGCACCTAATTCTCTTTTCAATATTGCTGTGCCTATAGAAATGTATATCAACTCTTACTCTGGGTTCCAGGGTGAGGGTGACTTACTTACCAAGTTCGGGTTAAGTATTGCTGATAAGCTAGTGCTTTCTGTATCACGTTCTAGATTCGGTGAAGACATTGGTTCTATGTATGATCTTATTAGACCACGTGAAGGGGACTTAGTATTCTTCCCATTCACTAAGGGTATTTTTGAAATCAAGTTCGTTGAACAGGAAGATGCCTTCTATCCTGTAGGCAATCTACAGTATTTTGAATTACAGCTTGAGAAGTTCAATTACAATAGTGAAAGATTTAATACTGGAATTCCTGAGATTGATTCTACTCAGACTTCATACTCTGTTGCTGATGACAACTTCGCTTATCTAACAGAAAATGAATTCGAATTAATTACTGAATCTGGCTATGATATAGTTACAGAATATTATGCAATGGAACTATCAGATCCTGCTTCTCAAAATAAGGTCTTTGATACTGAGACGCTTGACTTTATTGATTTTAGTGCAACTAATCCTTTTAGTGAAAGCTTCTAATAATGTTTGGTAAAAAATATTATTTCGGTTCGTCAAGAAAATACATCGCGCTATTTGGCTCGTTGTTCAATGACATCATTATTGATCGAGTAGATAACTCAGACAACACACTACAAACTTTAAAGGTTCCACTATCATATGGTCCTAAAGACAGATACCTTTCAAGGATAAAAGAGAATCCTGACTTACAGCGTCAGATTAATCAGATCCTACCTCGTATGTCTTTTGAAATTAAGAGCATTGAATATGATCCTACTAGGAAGTTGAATAGCGTTGGTAAGAATAGAAAGTCAGCTGCTGATACAGCAAGTCCTGTTTCTTATCAGTTCAATCCTGTACCTTATAACTTTAATATAGATCTTGCTATTCTTGCTAGAAACCCTGATGATGGGTTAAGAATTCTTGAACAGATTCTTCCCTTCTTTAAACCAGAGTGGACAACTCAGATTAACTTAATTCCTGAAATGAATATTCATATGGATATTCCTATTGTATTAAAAAGTGTACAGTATACAGATACCTTTGTGGGAAATTTCAATGATAGACAGGCTATCATATGGGATCTAAACTTTGTGCTTAAGGGTTATTTGTATGGACCTGTTTCTTCTGCTGGTATTATTAAAGAGGTTGATGTTAATTTTTATGTACCAACAACCAATACTGCAGCTGAGGGTATCAGCGTAACATCTATTGCTGAATATGTAACTATAACACCTGGACTTGATGGTAATGGTGCACCAACTAGTAATTCTTCTATCTCTATTCCCGTATCTCAAATCTCCGCTAACAGCGACTATGGATATATTAAAGACTTCTTTACAAACATTGGATAATACATTATGGCTAATACGCAATCAATATCAAATGCCCTTGGCATAAACTTCAGCGCAAATACAGATTCTACAGATCCAAATACCATTTTTGTTCAAGATAAAAAAGCATCTAAAGCAGAAAACGATTATGAGTTTGCTCGTGGGAATCTTTATTCAATCATTGAGAATGGCCAGCGTGCTCTTGATGATATGATAGAATTCGCCAAACAAGCCCAGCATCCTCGCGCATACGAGGTCGTCGGTGGATTAATTAATAATCTTGTTGATGCTAATCAGAAGCTACTCAATCTATCTAAACAAGTCAAAGAGATTACCGACAATGCACAGCAAAAAGAAGGTGGTGACACTATCAACAATAATCTGTTTGTAGGTAGCACTGCGGAGCTTCATAAGCTTCTAAAGGGTGATAATGGCTAACGATAATTATTTAGGAAACAAAAATCTCAAGAGATCCTCAGTTAATATTGAGTGGACTAAGGAACTGATTCTAGAATACAAAAAGTGTTCTGATGATCAGATTTATTTCATTAAAAAATATTGTAAAATTGTAAATGTTGATAAGGGTCTTGTCAACTTTGAGTTGTGGAAATTTCAAGAAGAAATGATCCACACTTTTGAGGACAATAGATTCTCTATTGCAAAGATGCCTCGTCAGGTCGGTAAAACTACCACCGTAGCTGCCTATTTGCTCCACAAGATTTTGTTCAATGAAAACTATAGAATTGCTATTCTTGCTAACAAGGATCGTGGTGCTAGAGAAATTCTATCTCGCATTCAGCTAATGTTTGAGCATCTACCCAAGTGGCTACAGCAGGGTGTGTTAGAATGGAACAAGGGTAACATCGAACTAGAGAATGGTTCTAAGATTCTATCATCAGCTACCTCATCCTCAGCCACTCGCGGCGGTTCATTCAACCTACTATACCTAGATGAATTCGCCTTCGTGCCTAATAACATTCAGGATGAGTTCTTCGCATCAGTTTATCCTACTATTACTTCAGGTCAAAACACCAAGGTCATTATTACCTCCACGCCTAATGGCATGAACATGTTCTATAAGATCTGGACTGACAGCGTGAATAACAAGAACACTTATTCTAGAGTGTCTGTCCACTGGTCTATGATTCCGGGTCGTGATGAGAAGTGGCAGAAACAGACTATCGAGAATACATCGCAGCGCCAGTTCAATCAAGAATATAATTGTGAGTTTCTAGGTTCATCTAATACTCTTATTGATGCCTCTAAACTAGGAACCATACCTTACGCTGACCCGATATCTAAAAAAGGCAGTGTTGACAAGTTTGAAGAAGTAATCCCAGGTCACACTTACCTTATATCTGTTGATACCTCTAGAGGCTCTGGGATCGATTACTCAGCCTTCATAGTGTTTGATATTACTTCGGTCCCTTATAGGGTGGTTGCCAAATATCGAGACAATGAAATCGAGTCTCTGGTTTATCCTACCATCATATACAATGTAGGCAGACATTACAATTATGCATATGTTCTAGTGGAGGTGAATGACATCGGTCAGCAGGTAGCCGATATTCTACTCCATGACCTTGAGTATGAAAATGTCCTTTCCACAAGGTCTAAGGGTAGAGCTGGCCAGAATATCAGTGGAGGTTCTGGGGTCAAATACGGTCTAGGAGTTAGAACCACCACTCAGGTAAAGCGTATCGGCTGCGCGAACTTTAAGAGCCTTGTTGAAAACGATAAAATAATAATTAATGATTATGACCTATTGTATGAGATGTTCAGATTCATTGAGCATAATAATAAATACGAAGCCGAAGAAGGAGAACATGACGATCTAGTAATGTGTTGTGTATTATTCTCTTGGCTCGTGCATCAAGAATACTTCAAAGAGCTTTGTGATAACGATGCAAGATTAGAGGTATTGTCCAGCAACCAAAAATTAGTCGAAGAAAACCTAATACCCTTCGGGTTTATCGATGATGTTTGGGTCGATCCAGACGCAATAGATGATACAGATCAAGAATTTAATAAATGGTTCAACAATTAAGCTTAGTATCCTGTTTTTATAAATAATACAGTAAGGCGCTCTATAAGCATCTATTTTGGGATAAGGGAGAATTAACAATGGCATTTCAAGTAAGCCCAGGAATTAACGTCAGCGAGATCGATCTCACAACGGTTATTCCAGCAGTTTCAACAACTACTGGTGGTATCGCAGGTATCTTTCGCTGGGGTCCAATCGGTCAGCTAGTTCTAGTTGATTCAGAAGCATCATTAGTTCGTAAGTTTGGCGAACCAAACAGCAGCAACTTCGAAACCTTCTTCACAGCTGCTAACTTCCTAGCTTATGGTAATTCACTATTAGTAAGTCGCGCTGCTGGCACTGGCACTACAGCCAATGATTCTTTCTCCGCTGTCGCCGATAGTACTGGCGCAGTAGCTGCATCTGTTGCAGCTGGCACTTATTCTGGCGCTAACGTCCAGAACGGATTCTTTATCAGCAACGAAGATGATTATAACAATTCTTCAGCTAATAGTAACTTTGCTGCTAATACAACTTTCAAGTATGTTGCTCGTTATCCTGGCTCATTAGGTTCTAGCTTGTCAGTATCTCAGTGTGATAGTGCTACTCAATATTCTTCAAACTTAGTTAATGTTGCAAATACAACCTTTACTATTAACTCGAATACTGCAACAATCGTATTTACTGACTCCGCCGCTAATCTTCAGAGCGCAACAGTTACAGCCAATCTAGCTTCAACTATCGCCTGGAATGCACTTACTGTTGGTGACTATATTACTGTCGGTAATAGCACTATCGGTACTCAGAATCTTCAGTTATCTTCTAAGGGTTCTATCCCAGTATTCTTTGCTAATGTCGGTACAATTAGCTCAAATACCACAATAACAGGGCTAACTAACACAGCAATAATTACTCCTGGTATGTTTGTTTCTGCTAATATTGTTGGTATCTCTGAAGGCACTACTGTTACCGCCGTTGTGAACACAACTGCTGTAACAATAAGTGCTGCAGCAACTGCTACTGGTTCAGCTAACCTACACTTTGCTGGCGAAACATTAAGCCT